ACCAGAAGCAGTAATGCAAAATGATGATGGTATGTATTCTGTGGCATATGGGAATATGGTTGGATTATTGATTGAATCAATAAAAGAATTATCTAAACAAAATGAAGATTTAATCAAAAGAATTAAAATCTTAGAAATTATAAATAATATTTAATTAGGAGAATACAATGTCATTTTTTTCAAAAATCGGTTCTACTTTTACTTCATTCTTTTCATTTTTATCAAAAAATACAAAAACATTAACAGAAGTTGCTGTTGTTGTCGAAACTATTAGTGGTAATGCTGAATTAATTCCATTAACTACATCTATAGGAACTGCAGTTCAAGCTGGAGCTACAAGTCTTGCTGATGGAATTGGCGTAGAATCTTTGACTGAAACTGCTATAATTGCAGAAAAAGCAACAGGAAATGATGAGTTAATTGCAAAAACAAAATCTGTTGCGAATGTAGCATCTAAAGTTTCTAAAGCAGTTAATAAAAAATCTTAATTTCATAAGCATCAAGGAATACTAAAATGGCAGAGATAGCATCTAGAGAAGATTTGAAACAATATTGCCTCAGAAGACTTGGTGCTCCAGTAATTAAGATTAATGTTGCAGATGAACAACTTGAAGATAGAATTGATGATGCTCTTCAGCTATATCAAGATTATCACTACGATGCTTCTGAATTATACTACTGGAAACATACTATAACACAAAAAGATGTCGATCAAAAATATTTTGATATTGATCCTAGTGTATTTGGAATCACTAGGATATTTCCTATAAGCGATACAATTACTAGAAATAATATGTTTGATCTTAGATATCAATTAAGATTACACGAATTATATGATTTCACTTCAACATCTTATACTAATTTTAGTATAACAATGCAACATCTCCAAAATCTTGAACAAATGTTTACCGGAGACATTCCAATAAGATTCCAACGACATACTCATCAACTTCATGTAGATTGGGTTTGGGGTGGAACTGAAGCAGTAGTTGGTTCTGTTGTAGTGGCAGAAGGTTATAGGTCCATAGATCCAGAAACGTATGAATCAATATATTCGGATTATTGGTTAAAAAAGTACTGTACAGCTCTATTTCGTCAAAATTGGGGAGAAAATCTTTCCAAATTTGGAAATATTCAACTTCCAGGGGGAATAGTTCTTAATGGTAGAGATATGCTATCAGATGCGAAAATTGAGATTGCTAAACTTGAAGATGAAATGCAAGAAAGATTCTCATTACCAGCTATGTTTCAGGTAGGATAATATAATGCCATCTCCATATTTTCAGAATTACGGTAATGCCGTTGAATCTAAACTCATAGAAGATTTATTTGAAGAAGCTATCTATATGCAAGGATTTGGTGGATATTATCTACCAAATACAAACTCGCAATCAAGAGATCTTATCTATGGAGAAGATCCAGTAAAAGCTTTTAGTAAATCTTTTAAAATGGATATGTATCTAGTCAACACTTTCGATTTTTCTGACGAAAGCGATTTCTTTTCAAAATTTGGTCTTGAAGTAAGAAATCAAGTAAAAGTTCAACTCGGATCTAGAGAATTTTCAAAGAAAACATCTAAAACTCTACCAAGACCACTAGAAGGAGATTTAATATTCATTCCTTTTATGAAAGATACTGGAGAGTTGTTTGAAATTAAATTTGTAAATTCTTCAAAAGATTTATATACATTAGGAAGATCTAAACCATATTTTTATGAAATATCACTAGAACCGTTTAAATATAATGACGAAAATATTACTACTGGTGTTGATGTTATAGATAGTATTGGATTATTAGAAAAATTTAAAACGGACCTAAATTTTGTTTCTGGGACTGGAAATTATTCTGTCAATGAAATGGTATATCAAGGTTCTGCTAATAATTATATTGCTTATGGTGAAGTAATAGAATGGGATTCTGCTAATAATACTTTAACATTAATCGATGATGTTGGGGAATTTGATCCAACATCAACACTTCCCGTTGTTGGTGCTGATAGCAATGCAACACATTATTTAATTTCTGTTGATAATGACGAACAACAAAATTTTGATAATGATAATATACACAACGAAGGTTCTGATTTTATTCAAATGAGTGATAATCCTTTTGGGAGCCTGTAATGTATCCGCCAACAAATGCTCCAACATTAAATGCAAGATTACAATCTATTAGAAAAACTACAATAGCATTTGCATCACTATTTAAAAATATACCTTTTATTAGATATAATGAAAATGGATCTATAGAAGAAGAACAAATAGTTCCTATTGTATACGGAAATAAAGAAAAGTATGTTAAAAGATTAGAAGCAACAAAAGGTTCTAGTATATCAAATGAAAAGGTCCAAATAACTCTTCCAAGGATTGAGTATGGGTTAATTGATATGACTTATGATTCGACCAGAAGATTGAATCAAGCAAATAAAATCACTGGATGCTCAGCAGATTCTACTGTATATGTAAATTCTCCAGTTCCATACAATTTTAATTTTGAGATTGTTCTTTATACTAGAAATATCGAAGATGCAAATCAAATTATGGAATATATTCTTCCGCATTTTTATCCAGACTATAACCTAAAAGTAAATTTTGTTCCTACTGCCGGAATTATAAAAAATATTCCTATAACATTTATAGGAGAATTTGAAGACGAAGACTCTACTGGTGCTTCTGATAGTGCGGTAAGATCTGTCTTTAGAGCTTTAAATTTTGTTGCAAGAAGTTATATATTTCAAGCTCCACATTATTATAAACCAATTCTTACAGCAAATACAAATATCAATATTTTACAAAATACAAATAATATAATATTAGCTTCCGGTAATGGGACTTTTTATGTTGGAGATACAGTATTCCAAGGAAGTTCTTATGACAGAGCTTCCGCAACAGCAATAGTAGATTCGTGGAATACTAATACAAATACTCTACAAATAACTCCAGTTTCTGGCACTTTTTCTGCAAATTCAACAATTTCAAATTTAGAAAATACAGCAAAATATATAATCTTAAACACAAATAGTAGTGGACTTGCATATACCACAACCACCACTCCAACACCAAATACATATCCAGTAATTGGTCCATATGATTATATTAACATAACCAAAGATTATACTGAATAAAATTATGAGCCAATTTGATAAAAAAATGGAGAAAATATTTGACGTTTCTCCTGCTATAATCCAAGATTCTTCTGAATTACAAGAATACAAAGATCCAGATTCTTCCGATAAAGAATTGTCGATTCTTCTTGATCACGATCTTAAAGTAGACTATGAGAAAACTAGAGACAATTTAGATTCTCTAATAGCTAAAGGAACTGACGCTATCGATGATATGTTATCAATAGCAAGACAATCCGAAAAAGCTAGAGATTTCGAAGTTGCAGGAAATATGATTAAAACTATGGTCGATGCATCTAAAGATCTTCTTGAGATACAAAAGACAATGAGAGCAATGACCACAAAGAAAGAAGGAACTACCAATATTAAAAATGCTGTATTCGTAGGGTCCACAACAGAACTTTTGCGGGCAATGCGCGAACTTAAAGATAATGATAGTGTCGTAAATTAAAGCAATTCCCATACACCATTCAACTCATACTTAAGTCAACATAAATACTTTATTTAAATTGATAAGAGCATATTATGGCAGATAAAGATTATTATAGAGATAATTTACTACTAAAAAGACCAGGAGTTCAATATGACTTCGAACAGTGGCAACTAGAAGAAATTTCTAAATGTGCTGCTGATCCCATATATTTTATCAGAAATTATGTGAAAATTATATCACTAGACAAAGGTATTATATTTTTTGATATGCACGACTATCAAGAAGAAATGGTTCACGCATTCCATGATAATCGTTTCAGTATTGTTAGAATAGGGAGGCAGAGTGGAAAATGCCTGAATATAAATACTCCTATAAAGTTGCGAAATAAAGTGACTGGTGCTATAATAGATATATCTATAGGAGATTTTTATGAACAAACAAAAAATAATACAAATATGCCAACAGATTTGTAATGAAACAAATAAATACAATAAACATTCTCATGAACTATTTCATATATGGGAAAAGGAAATTTTTGAATTTACGGAAGACTTAGTTCCAAAACACTTTTCGAATTCCAAACGGATAGAATATATTATTGAATTGCAAATAAATCCAGAAATGGAAACTCGATATATCAAGAATTGCGATGCGTGCAACATCAGATTCGACAAACCAAAGAAATTTTCTTATTTATGTCCAAAATGCAGCACAAATCCTAATATCAAATTTTGTAAAAAGCATTCTTTAACATATCATTCGAGTGGCTGCCCAACATGTAATATAGAGAAATCCCACAAGAAATACACAACAAAAAATACTAATGATTGGATAGAATGTGGAATTTGTTCTTTTAGAGGAGGAGATTTAGGTTCTCATATCACAAAAATCCACAATATAACAACAGATTCATATTTAGAGAAATATAATATCAGAACTGTCAAAACACAATCATTATGCGATAAAGTTTCTGGCGAAAATAACCCTGCATATCAACATGGAGGAAAATTATCTCCATTTTCTGAAATGTATATATACGCGGATACAACAGATAGAGAAGAATTGATAGCGCGAGTAGCAAAAACAAGAGCAGATAATGGTAATAATACAACAACTATTGAATATTGGATGAAGAAATGTGTTGGAGATTTAGAAGAAGCTCAGAGATTATTAACAAAAAGGCAAACAACGTTCTCGTTAGATATTTGCATCGAAAAATATGGAGAAGAAATTGGAAGAGAGGTTTGGTTGGAACGCCAATATAAATGGCAAAATAACATAAATTCCAAATCTCCTGTAGAATTGGAAGAAATAAATAAAAAGAAATCGAACTCTATGTCTTATAGTAATTTATGGACAAATCGATCAATATTTGATGGAAAATTTTATCTGCTCGATCTGAGTGGAGGATTGTATAAAATTGGAATAACTTCAAGATCTATCCGTAAAAGATATTCTAGAAACGATAATTATAAAATTCTATTAGAATTTGATTCATCAATAAACCATTGTTTTCAAATTGAACAATTACTAAAACAAAATTTTTATAAAGATAATATAATTTCAAAATCAGAAGCAATTTCTGGATTTGGTTGGACCGAAACATTACAAAATATAGATATTGATACTTTAATAAATACAATTAATATACTAGCAGAGGATAGTGAATATACTACAAAACTATTCAAGGAAACATTCAGGTTAAATTATGCAGAAAATTTCTGATACCATAGAACGAAAATTTATAGAATCATTTGACATATCAGATTGGGAAATTGAAACTGATACTGGTTGGCATGATGCGACAGCAATCCACAAAACAATTCCATATGTTGTATATAAGATAACAACAGAATCTGGGCTAATATTGGAATGTGCGGATGATCATATCATATTCTTGGATAAGTTTGAAGAGATATTTACAAAAGATCTTATCCCAAATGAATCCAGAATAATGACTAAATTTGGTTTAGATTTAGTTGTATGTGTAGAAAATTTTGGATATGAAGAAAATATGTATGATATAACTGTTGATTCTGAAGAACACAGATTTTATTCAAATGACATCTTATCTCACAATACAACAGCATCTGTAGCTTATCTTCTTTGGTTATCAATTTTCACAGAACGATATTCCATAGCAATAACAGCAAATAAAAAAGCCCTTGCGGTCGACATTCTTTCAAGATATCAATTGGCATACGAAAATCTTCCAATGTGGCTTCAACAAGGTATTGTCATTTGGAATAAAGGTTCTGTTGAATTGGAAAATGGGTCCAAACTTTTAGCAGCATCTACTGCAGCTAGTTCTATTCGTGGAGGATCATTTAATTGTGTAGTAAAAGATACAAAAATAACAATATTAGATGATTATGGTTCAATATTTCATATTAATATACAGGATGCAAATTCACCTAAATACACATATGATAATACCTTAAAAATCTGGGAAATTGAATATATGTATTATACGATTTATAAAATAACAAATAATATTAATAAAAAAGAATATATCGGATATCACCAAACTGATAATTTAAATGATAGTTATATGGGTTCTGGGAAATTAATTAAACGAGCTATTGAAAAATATGGAATAGAAAATTTTACAAAAGAATATATAGAAATTTTTGATAATAGGGAAGATGCGGAAGCATTAGAAGCTGAATTGGTAAATGAAGACTATACACTAAGAAAAGATACTTATAATTTATGTCTTGGTGGGAATGTTAGGATTATGGTTGGAGAAAATAATGGATTTTTTGGAAAACAGCATTCAAATGAAGTATTAAAACAATTGTCTGAATTTAATGTAGGAAGAAATGTATTGGAAGATGATGATATTATTATCGATAACGTTAGATATAATTCATTTTCTGATGCTAAAAATAAATTAAATTTATCTACAAGAGTTCTTATTGATATTATGCTATTACCAAATAATGGATATGTTGATATAATAAGGCAAGAAAAATTACAAGAAAAAATAAATGATATAGAATTGAGAAAATTAGAAAATAATATTGCTTCTGGAATAGCATGTAAAGAGAGATTTGCAGGTGTGGTATTATCAGAAGAGCGTAGAACAAATTTAAGTATTAGTAGAAAAGGTATACCAAAAACAGAAGAACATGTTAATAAAATAAATAAAAATCCAGAGAAAATCAGAAAAACTGCAGAAGCCCATACTGGCATGAAACGAAAATCTGAAACAAAAGAAAAAATGAGTTTAGCTAAAAAAGGAAAAGCTCCTCACAATAAAGGCAAAATCTATTGTTATGATCCAAAAACTCTAGAAACACTATTGTGCTTTGAGTATGAAATACCAGAAGGTTGGTGTAGAGGTGTATTGAGTCGAAGGAAAATATTATAATGCCAAAAGTATTAACAGAATCTGGATTTAAATCTTTTGATGGGCTTCTAATAACTAAAAATAATGAATCAAAAATATCATTAAAAACTAATTTAGGCGAATCATTACATTGTACATTAGATCACAAATTAAAATTATTTAATAGAAATTTTATATTAGCAAAAGAATTAAAACTTGGGGATTTATTATTTGGAAATAAAGAAATAATAGAAATTAAAAAATATAATTCTAATGAATTAGTATATGATTTAATTAATGTAAAAGATACCCACTCCTATTATACGAATAATATAATTTCCCATAATTGCGTTATGATGGACGAATTCGCACACGTTCATAATAACTTAGCCGAAGAATTCTTCACATCAACATATCCAGTAATTTCTTCTGGAACATCCACCAAAATCATTATAGTATCTACACCTAGAGGTATGAATCTTTATTATAGAATGTGGATGGATGCCGTTG